AGGGTCCATTGCCCCAAATAGTGACCCGTCCCATTTTAAATTATACGGTGGGTTGCATATGCATGTATCTGCCTTATATTGGCATGCGTTTACCTTATTTAACTTCCCGTACTTATTCCCTTTGCTCACACGGTATATTTCTTCGTTAAAGCTATTATTCAGGCTATCCTTGCGAATAACATATGCATCAATGTTTCTTACCATTAAATTGAACAACAGCAACGGTATTACATTGTTATCAATTTCTATGCAGATGAATTTAAGCTTTTTGTTACTGTTCCATTTTTGGATGGTTAAAGCCCCACTACCTGCACATAAATCTAGTACCACCTCTTCATCACCTGTTTCACTTAACCTACTAACCAATTCTGCTAAACACCTAGGTGTGTAATCTTGCTTCTTTCCCTCTCTATCAGCTAAATAGTATTGCCAAATTTTTTGAAGTAGATCCTCTTCGACATTTCCTGATACTATGTCTAGGTATTTATCCATATAATCAGTTTTATTATTTATGACCACATCAAAAATTGATTCAGGCAATCCCTCGGCCTGTGTATTAAATAATTCTAGTATTTTTTCTGTTAATTCTTTTAACTCCACTCATTACCACCTCTCTATCACTAGAATGGTACATCGTCATCATCTATCGCACTAAACTCGGCCGGTGCCTCTTGTGGTGCCTGTTCGCCTTGTTCAGCCTTTGACCTACTTTCTAATGCTTGTATATTTCTACCTGCTACCTTTGTAAATGTCCTTTTTTCGCCATCCGGTGTTTCATACCTATCTACCCTGATAGACCCCTGAACACCTACCAACCTGCCTTTAGTGATGTAGTTGGCTACAAACTCTGCAGGTTTACCCATAATTTCTACAGGTATGAAGTCTACAGGTGTAGAGCCATCCTTATTTTTATAATCTCTATTAATAGCCAATGTAAAAGTGGCTACTGCTGTTCCTGACCCTGTTATATATCTAAGTTCAGGATCCTTAGTTAATCTTCCAACTATAACAACATTATTCATGACTTTCCCCCTTGATTTCTTTTCTTAAATCTCTTACAAAGCTTAATAACTCATCTTTTGCCATATGATAGTTCTGAGTAGTGATGAGTTTACTCCCAAAATAAAAAGTTAACTCATCTTGTGTCGGTGTTAATGAGTGTATACCCCCACTAATTAATAAGATTATTAAGGTTACTTTCATTTTATATTTCTTTATCGCCTTATCCGCAAATAATTCGTCCTCATAATGGTCTTGTGAAGCGATTTTTATTGCAAGGAAAGCTACTATTGTGTAAATTGATAGTCCTAAAAACATCATACCAGTTAAATAGTTTATTCGATTTATTATGATTATAAATAAAATTATATTGCTCATTATTTACCTCCATCTCTTTATTTAAGCAAAGCTGCCAAGAATAATAACATCCAAGTTAATCCCCATCCTATATAAATGTAATCGTTATTCCTCATATTATTCTCCTTATATCCAATCTCTTAAAATATTTGGTAATTCCCTATTGCAATTTTTGTATACTTGTTTAATTTCGGAACAGATATCCCCACTATAATAATCTATTGGGATAGATATTAAATTTCTATCTTGATTGGTTAAAGATGCTTCACTTAATATCCCTTTTTTTAGATTATTTATTTCCTTTTCTAAATGTTGTTTTTTTCTTAGCTTTTCATCTAGAGATATTAGCTTTATTTTAAATTTTTGTTTTTGATTTTCGTCCATGTTTTATCCTCCATTTATGATGACTTGTGCAATATTTACACAAACCACTTTATATATCATAAGTATCTTTACCTTATTTCATCTAGCCTGCACCAGCTTGGCTTCTTTATATCCTCGTCTATGTTTGCTCTTATAACATCTTCATAGCTTCCCAATATGCCAAATTGAATATTACAAACATATCCATATGTCCCTGATTCGCATAATTTTCCATCTACGCTAGAAAACTCCCTATCTCTCCATATCTCTCTTGGTAGGGGTAGGCTGTAATAACATCTCCCAAAAGGGCATTTATTGCAATATTCAGGAATTTCTAATGGTACTTTATACATAAATTCACCCCCCCCTATTCAGCAACTCCAAACCAATACTTCTTCAATCTACCAAGTCCTATTTCTTCCATTACCTTTAGGGCTATTTCTTTTGTTTCAAAAAGAGGGATTCCAGGATTTATTTCATATACTACACCAGTATCAGTAATATTATTATTATGATTATAATACAAATACCAATTTTGCTCTTCACCCCTAAAAGGCCTGCTATACTTCCTTAGGATAGCCTCTATCTTACGTCTTTCTTTTTCAAATTCAGCTTCTTCTCTAGTCAAGAACGCATTTCCTATATCTCTTGTATCTTCATCAAAAGCTTCATTGAACATATATTGTATAATTTTTCCATCAGATTCAATGCTATAATATTCTTCTCCATCCTCAGTCTTTAAATCCCATATATTCTTAGGCTTCTGCTCTGCTTCTGCCTTTTGTGCTATCAGTTCTTTTATTTCGTCCCAGTTGTCATCTACTAGTTTTCTTATATCGTTGTTCATTTTTTAACCTCTCTATTTTCCCTGACTTTCAAGCCACTCTTTTAATTTCTTTAAATGTCTACCATATAATCTTTTTGTTGCGATTAATTGTGCTTTATAATCATCAGTCGGTAAGATATCTATGTATTTGTCTATGCCACATATTGCTTCTTCCAAATAAAGCACAGTGTAAGTCGCCGCAACAATTTGTGAATTATAATCTAGATCTATATCACTCACCCTCACTTTCCAAAGTCTCAATGGCAAAGTCTAAGTTCTTCCTGGCTTTTTTCAGATCCTCAAGACCGTTTTTCTTTTCCCACCTAAAAATATATTTCATGGCATTACCGCAAGACCAGTGAACATAACCCTCAGTGCCTAGCACAGATTTTAGGACATCCTTAGACTCTATATCTAAGCCATCTAGCTTGTAATGGGCTGGGCTATTTATCATGTCCAGTTCTTCGTTTTCATCCACTTCTTGTTTACGTGTTAAATTTTCCAACGTATTAAGCATATTCTCAACAGCCTCGGTTATATTATTTGTCATATTATTCTCCCTTTCTTTTTAATTGTCTTGCAAGTCAATTATGAAGTATTTGAGTTGTAAGCATTCTTCAATAATTTGATTTAAGTGATTCACTGCTTCAAGATGAGTTTTGTATTCTTGAAGCGTATAGTAATCTAGCCCCTTTTTAGCAACTAATCTTCCCTTTTCTCTATAATTTTCTGGTCGCTCATCTGCATATATGCAGTCAGGATTAAATATAACCCCATCTCTATATCTAATAGCCACATTCATATATCCTACCTCCTGTATTTATCACCTATTTCAAATTGTTTGTACTCTTCCTTTGTGACAAAGACTGTTGTTTGGCTTCCAAAAACATCCTTTAGTAAAAATGAATACTGTTCTTCTGCCCTTTCAGGCACCTTGACTACTTTCAACTTGCCATCAATCCAATCTTCTCTTTTTTCGTACTTTATCTCACATGGCTGGTAGTCTTTCTTAATGACTGTCCCAATATAGGTCCTTGCTTCGTGTTCAACAATCCTATATCCTACAAGAATACCTAGTCCAAAATTACAAATTAGGGCCAAGGCATGAATTTTACACCTGTGCTCATAGAACCATTCCATCATTTTTTCTTTCCCCTTCCAAAAACATTCTTATTAAGTTCATCTTGAAAATATCCTCTTAAATCAACACTTTCCTTAGCCTTTTTATAAACATCTTCCCTTTCTTTTCTATACTCTTTATATTTCAAGCAATTGTCATGACAATTTACATGACGCTGTTCACATTTATAGCATGGAGCCTTCACATATGATCACCTAACTTTCGTAGTACTTCACCCTAGTGCATCCTGCTGCCTTTGCGAGCGGATATAGCCTTTCAAGGTTTGCCCAGATTTTCAAAAATGCAGCATATTCTTTTGTAGATTCTATATCCTTAAGCTGTTCCTCGCTTAGTGACTCAAAATACTTTTCTGCATCATCAAACCTTTTCAAATTCTTCAAATATTCTTCAACCACATTCATATGTCCTGCCCCCTAAAATGGCACATCATTGGCCACATCATCCAGTTCTACAAAGCTAACCTGGTCGACTTTGTCATAGCCATAATCTTTTATTTTGTCCCTATCATCTATCCAGAATCTTTTTCGCATATCATCAAAGTTTAATCTTCGACTAATTCCCTGTTTACCCGTTGTTCTATTCTTAAGAATCCCAATCTTGGTAATATCAGACACATCATTAGTATTGCTATCAACCTTAATATTTCTAGTTAATATCAACTCATAGTCTGCCAGGTTAACAACTTCACTGGCCCCTGACACGTCATGCATGTGATATTTATCCTTGTCACCCTTTTTCTTAGGATGTGCAACCAAGATAATGCATATCCTATATTTTCTGGCCAGAGACTTAAGTTTCTTGGCCAGTCTTTTCTGCTTATCTAGCTCTTCAAGGCCTGAATTGTCAACCGTCATCATATTATCTAGGACAAATAGCTTAACATCCTTCGTTCTGGCTAAATATTCAATACTGACCGATATGTTATCAACACTTGATCTGGAATCTTCTGAATAAATAAACAGTTTATTCTTAATCCACTGCCTTATAGAATACTCTCCATGAGATGTCACATCATAGTAAGAGCCAACCTTTCCCTTAAATTCTTGAAGATCGCTTGGATTAGCCACCGCTCTCATAAACCACTGTAATACATTGAAGTCTGTCAATTCTCCTGAATACAACATACATCTATGTCCATTCATTATATTTTGGGCTACAATCTGATTAAGCAATGTTGATTTTCCTGAACTTGGTTCCCCAGTTAAGACCGTTAAACTTCCGTATACAAGACCTCCTAAAAGTGCATCTAAATCTTTAAATCCTGTTTCAAGACCTGAATTTAAATCTGTCCTTTTGATTTCACTTGCGTCAACAAACAATTGCTCGACACTCCCATAATCAAGCTTGTTAGCTAAATCTTCTATATAGCTTTTAATCTCTGAGGGTGACTTACTTTCAAGACTGTTAACTAAATCAAATACCTGGTCTTTAACTTTTCTTTTGTATGAATTATCTTTTATTTCATTCATATAATACTTAAAGTTAGGTGTTATTCCCATAGATGCCATATCTGTCAAAAGACTTACTGGGGCCTGTATTCCCATAGCTTTTAATTCAGCAACCAGACTAACCATTTCTATTGGCTTCTTAGAGTTATGGATTGATAACATGCACTGATATATTATGTCAAAACCCTTGCCAGTTAAGTCTCCAGGCTTTATGCCATCTTCTATAGCCTTTACTATTAATTTTTCATCAGTGATTATCGACCCTAAAAATGCCATTTCTGCATTAATATTACATATATCCCCAGTCATCTTTGTCACCATCTTTCTTAAATGGAATAACCTTCTTATCTTTTGGCATGTTCATGTAAAGCTTATCGAATTGTTTCCTCAGCTTGTCAGTTGAAAGTATATTCTTGTGCCAAAAATCATCTTGTTGGCACCATCTAATAACAGTTTCAATGTCATCAACGGACCTTTTATCAATTCTAAGCATTTTATCCACATGTCCACACCAGTTATCCAAGTTGGGCTCTTTAAATTTAGGATTGTTCTTTTTTATGAGCCCATAAAGAAGATTAGAGAGCCTGAACTCATCAGAGTCAGGACTATACTTCTTGTATTCTTTATTTCTTATATTCTTGTTAGTGTTTAAAACACAGGTGTTTTTTGTGTCTGCATTGCGTGTACTTTGTGTGTTTTCTGTGTTAATATCTTGATACTTCTCCCAATTTTCAATACTTATAACTGTGTGTGTTGTGTGTGTTGTGTGTGTTAGGAAATGTGCGTTTTCTGCGTGTTTTATGGTTGCACGCACAACTTCACGAGTACAGTCTTTTCCACAACGATCTGTAATTTTTTGAAGTGATGTAATGCATTGTCCTGGCTCGGTTTTATATTTTACTCCTTTATAAATCCATTCCCTAGGCTCATGATTCACCATGAGTAGTAAGGTGATTATTACATCTCTTTGTCTGCCTGTAAGTCCTCTATAAAATTCAGAATTTAAAATTTTTCTATGGACCTTTATCCATCCAGCCATGAAATCACCTCCCCTTGACTATCTTTGACTTTTGTATTACAATATTTACAACAATTATTTTTTGGATTCGCGTGACTTTTGCGGGTCCTATTTTTTTTGATTTTGTATGCAAAAATCATGCTGACACCCCTTCATCCATATAATTACATGCTATTTGCAGTAATTTGATTTTCACTTCTTTACTAATACCTTTAAATTTCTTTGAAGATTTAAAGCCTGTTGAATTTCTTGATATATTCATTACCTTTCCTATGCATTTGAAAAAGCCTGTCATTTCATCTTTTTTATAACAAATAATCAACCATCCTGTAGGCGTATGTTCAACAGTAAACTTATAGTCAGGGTCCTGAATTGCCTGAATCTCTTGCTTAATTAACATATGATCACCTTCCTTTTAAATTTCCTATAGTGCATGAAACCCAGCAATTTTGATGACCGCAAGGGAATCTTCTTTTTGACCCTATATTTTCCCTACAGGATTCGCAGTTAAATTCATTGTCTGGATTTCTCATCCAGTTAATATAGTGTACTAGATCCATAACGCTCAGTAAGTCGTATGACGATCGACCTCTGAAAGACCCCTTATGAACTTTTATCTTTTTTGCAGTAGGGACATAATCCCTTACCTTTCTACTGTAAACTCTCACAACTACCTCCTTGTTTTATATATTCTGCCATTTAGTCCATCCAACTTTGATATATTCAACCCCTATTAGTAGGGCATACCAGATAGCACCTAGAAAAGCATCAATTTCTTTCATATCTACACCTCTTACTGTTCTAATCCAAATCTTTCTTCAAAATATTTCCTTGGGACCTTACCATTGACAGTGAATTTTCCCATCTTGTTCAATTCCTTATTAAGTTTTTTTATCAGTCCGTAGCAAGTTGTTTTTTTTCTTCCAGTAATTTTCATTACGTCGTTTACATCGAAATAATAATTCACTTCTTACACCTCCTATATTACTTTTAAATTTTTAATAATTTTGTGCACTCCACATGCTATAATTTACTTATCAGCTCCTGCTGAAATCTAATCAGGAAGGGGGTGATATTGTGCTTGTTTTAGTAAATGATACTGATAGAAATGATATTTCAATGCTATATCAGTCCATAACTGATTCAATCAATGAGTGTGTGAGTGTTTTAATTTCAGATGCATACAACCCAATTCGCAAAATGGTTATACATATTTATGAAAAACTCCGAGAAATGGCTAGAAAGTTAATTCTTTTATTAAAGCCAGCTCTGATTGATTTTGAAATAACTCTTTCTAAAATTCAATATCAAACTTATACAAACATAAATACAATTAGAGGTCCACCTCAATCTTTTAAAAAAGATTTCTGCAATATATTGGTGCAGATTTTTACGTCAAACATTTTTCAGCTTGTTCTTGAATTCATGTTCCCAGATATATCATGGAATGTTGTATTTATAGCAATTGAGCTGTTAATGTTTATACGTTTATTTCTAATCAGATATTTGTAAGCAAATCTTTCCAGCCTTCGGGCTGGTTTTTTATTTATGTCCCCATCCTCCCTGATTAGATTTCAGTCGGAGCTGATTTTAAATCTTAATCTTGTATTTAATGCAAGTTCTTAGGCAAAAAAATTTCAACGGCATCATCAAGAGGCATTCCTAAATAGCACACCAAATTATTTATTTCTATTATATCAAATCTGCTTCTGCCATTAATTTTGTTTGAAAAACTATTTGTACTTATACCTAATGCACTCGCACAATTTGCATATGTTTTTCTTTTTTCAATCAAATACCCTTTTAATTTTTGATTATCCATATGTATCCCCCCTTCTTTTCTTGTATTTTATACAAGTTCATTGTACGACAATTTAAAATTTCTGTCAAGCATATTATACAAGTTTTTTTATTTTTATACAAATATACTTGTATAATATGTAAATTAAATGTATAATATACAAGTATAGGGGGTGTATTTATGAAAGAGCAATTTAATATAGAGGTTGGTAAAAAAATAAGAGCCCTAAGAAAAAGCCAGGGAGTTACCATGAAAGAATTGGGAGAAAAGGTTGGATTATCAGAAGGCAATATACAACGATATGAAATTGGAAAAATTAAAGGTATTGATATAAATTTGCTGATTAAAATAGCTGATGTCTTAGATGTTTCTGCTCAATATTTAATGGGATGGGATAAATGCGAAAATATTGCAGATATACATATGGACTTTAAATATAAATATTTTCCTGTGTCAATTTCGGCTGGTTCACTAGAAAATATTGATGCTATCCAGGAATATGAGCTTATATCGCTTTCGGATAAAATTTTAGGGAAATATGCTAGAAGCAAAAATATTATTTTGCTAAAAATAAATGGAGAATCCATGAATAACATTATTCCTAATGGGTCTTATATTATTGTAGATACCTCTAAAAATACTATTCATGATATAAAGGATAGAGATATAGTTGTATTTTCTGAAAATGGCTCCTATAGCGTTAAGCGATTTATAAATGACTCTGCAAACCAGAGAATTTTATTTAAACCTGATAGCACTGATGATACATTTACTGCCATTGAAGTTAAATATGAGAATTCAGAAGATTTAAGGCTTATTGGGAAGGTTGTTAAATATATTGTTAATCTTGATTAAGAAACAATTTATCTACAATTTTACTTTTGTATATTTTAATTTATAATTTATTATGAGTAAAGCTCAATAAAACAGAAAAAGAAGTAGTCACTATCTTGGCGGATTAACTACTTCTTAGTTACAAATAGCTGCATAATTTATTATGCCCATTTATAGTACAAATTTTACCATAGAAAGGAGAAAATTTCAATGCCAGCTTATAAAGATATTGAAAGAAATACCTGGTACTGCTCTTTTTATTGCTTAGGAAAAAAGAAAGTTAAAAGAGGTTTTAAGACTAAAAAAGCAGCTAAAGAATATGAAGATCAATATAAGGCAAAAAAGGAAGGAACTTCCGATATTAAATTCCATATATTATGGGATGAGTATATGAAAGATTGTGAGGGTGTTTTTAAAGAGTCTACCCTTATAGGCAAACAATATTACTATAATCAGTTTATTCATGCTTATATTGGCAATATGAAGGTTATAGACATAGAAGCAATTGATATTAAGACTATGACCGATAATATGATTGAAGAAGGGCGAAGTAAAAAAACATGTAATAGAGTTATCGCACAAATAAATGCTTGTATTCAATGGGGTAAGGAGTATTATAATATTAAAAGTGTTGAAAAATTTAAAGGTTTTCGTACAACTGTAGATAAAAGAAATATATGGACTCCAGAACAATTTGACATATTCCTATCCAGGATTGATAATTTTGAGTACTATGTAGCCTTTTCAATGCTGTTCTGGCTAGGGCTAAGAGATGGTGAACTTCTGGCTCTTACTGTGGGTGATGTTAAAGGATCTATAATCACAATAACTAAAACATACAGCTATATACATAGGATTACATCTACACCAAAAACAAATTCTAGTACAAGAGATGTTACAATGCCAGAATTCCTTGCTGAGATGGTCCACAGGCTAATAGATATGAAATATAAGCCTGACCCATCAGATAGACTTTTAAGCTTTGACAATCCATCAAATTTTAGATATTATCTTGATAGATATAGTTACGGCCTGCCAAAAGTTACTGCACATGATCTAAGGCATTCGCATGCATCCTATTTGTTGAAAAATAACATTGACTTAGTAAGTGTTAGTAAAAGACTTGGACATAGTAACCCCGCCATCACCCTAAAAGTATATGCTCACGCATATCAAAATCATGATATGGAAGTTGCTCAAGCTATAAATAACTTAAAAAAAGAGAGTGATAAGGAATTAAAAAATAAAAAATATTAG